GAGGTATGGATCGAATGGATGAAACGGGCATCGCGATCGATTCCTGAGACCAATAAAAGAAAAAAGACCATTTGAAACGACTGTGAATCTTGAACAAATATCACCAAAAAAAAAAGGTTTTTTTTTTGTGGTTTTATTTACACAATGAAAGAAATACTTGCGGATCTTATTGTAAAAAACAGAGAGAAAAATCCAACAGAAATCATCCGTGATTTGATTCTATTTTATTATCCGGAACGATACGATCTTGTTGATTGTATATTACAAGTTCTTAGAAAATATCGAAAAAGAAAAAGAGAGTTACAACAACAACAGCAACAAATAGACGGGGGAGAGAAGAAGAAGAAGAAACGTATCCGTATCGCTAAATCCGATAAAAAACAAATACTAAACGAGGGGCTTCTTCGACAACTCGCTTCTTATCTTACCGTGTCCAAACAGGTCAAGGCTCTCATGGCCACCTCTCGTTCTCATCGCGATATACTACAACCGGTAATGAATGCTTACACGGCAAGTATGGAAGCAGCGCGACAAGCTCTTCGTCAACGCTATAATGACGCTTATTATTTTTATGTGGTAGATAATCAAGAAGGAGAATCCAAAGAGAGTGGATATCCCGATATGACCGATTGGATTATTCATGAGATGTTGAGCACTCCTTATTTTACGATCCGTGAATGCCTTGAATTTATTGAAGACGAAGACGTCATGAATGAAAACCTTGAAACAAGAGTAGATGATATGCTCGATTTTATTCAGGTGGCAAGAGAAACATATACTCTTACTTCCGAGGATTACGATTCTATCTTTCAATCTTTTCTACATTGATCAACCCCATCGTGTGTGACGCTGAAGACGTGTCTGGGATGGGGAAAAAGGAAAAGAAAGAATCTTGTTAGGGTTGGGGTTAGGGTTGGGAAAATGGGAATGAGTCCAATCCCAAATGGCCTTTTCGATATTGGTGCGTGGTGTTGGCGTATTCTCACATAGTGCCTCGGGTGCTTCCTTGTTAATGGAAGAGACAAAAGGATGATTAATGTTGTAGACGGCAATGTCCATGACATGAAGAAAGATCCATAGAATTCCCTCATCGTGAAAGAAGGCCGAAGGGACATTGTGAAGGACCTGTTGTGTGTAGCGACAAAGGATGTCGATCGTTTCGGGCGACACCCGCGCCAGACAAAAGCTCATGAATCCCGAGACCCGTCGCGTGCGAGAGAGTCGGACGTCCACGAAATCGGGGCTTAGAGAGGGATAGAGAAGACGGTGAAAATAAAGCTCTTGATTTCCCGTGGCAACGGTAATAGTAGGATGCTTAAGAAAAAAATCCTCATACCGCTCTACCAGGGTGGGTGAATAATCTCGATCATCATCGATAATGATGATCCCGGTGGCGTCCATGACCTCTTGTCGTCTGTGGAGCAAGGGTCCCAAAAACTTGCTCGCGGGGCCGTAATCTTCTTCCAGAAGAAGGATATCAATCCAATCCATGGATTCCAACGTATCGAGGACAGTTTTGTTGATACAATCGTGAGGAAAGCGTCGGTATTCGTGCGGGATCGAGAGGAAAAGTTTGTGAAAAGGACGCGTCTGAATGTCACGGAGACGTTGCAGACGTTGGATAAAATCGGGAGAAGAAGCCCGTGGAGGAATTGTCGTCATGGCGAGAAGAAACATTTTTCTTTTTTTTTTCTCGAAAAATAAAAACTTTTACTAAATAATGGTTGGTGTGGGTGTTGGTGTGGGTGCTGGTGCTGGTGTTGTCAAAGACTCCATGGCGAGGATCTTGGATTCCAGAAAAGAGAGACGACTTTCAAAGACATTGCATTTTTTCCAGAGTCCATAGCATTGCTGAATGAAAATGTTGTTGCGATGCTCCATATACATTTCTTCGGCAAAATTTTTATCATCGACCTTGCGAATGATGATACATTCTTTGTTGGCAACATAGGGATGGATACAAAACATCTTGGCGCCTGTGGAGTACAACGCCACAATCTGTTCAATATCGTATTCGGAAGTGGCTGTATTTTGTTCGATCCTGTCTACAAGATGTTCCAATATAACACGATGAATCATGATAGTATTGAGATAACAGAAAGGAGAAGGATGAGGGCTCGGGACAATCGCAGTGATACGATCCTCGTCACTTACCACGACGCGTTCGTTGTCCAGATTCTTGATCTTGGAAACGAGTACGGAGACAGGTTCCTCTGAATCCTCCGTGAGCGAATGTTGAATAAAATCCGCAAGCGTGATTTTGGAAATCAGTGGCATATTGGAATGAAGAAGGAGGAGATGTCGCTCCACCATAGTCCCTTTCTTCTTGAGATCCTCCAGTGCGTACTGGATGCTTTTCGCGGTTCCCTGAGGATCGGGCATCGTAATGAGATGGATACGATCATGATCGTTGTAAAACCAACGAAAGATCTCCCTCTTGAATTTCTCACAATGTCGTTCAAAAACAAGAATATAGATATGATCAATATGATCCGACAATTCGAGAAGGGTCTCCAGAAGGATACAGAGAGATGGATTATGACCGAGGGGAACGAGAGGCTTGGGAACAGAGGGATAAAGAAGCTGGAAGCTTGTTCCAAAACCTCCGGCCAAAATAAATACGGTACATTTTGATTTCATTCTCTTCTATACTTGGGAAAATAATTTTTTTTTTCTTTCAAGGTTTCCAATCCTCGTCGACCCGCAAGAAATGTAACGCATCCGCATGCCCTATGCTATGGTGGTGGTGGTGGTGGCGTAAATATTTCTTTTTTTCTTTTTGGTAACGACGAAAGGTCCATCGGAAGGTGGTCATGACAAGGGCCGGCGTCCATCGTAGGGGCCGATAGGCCAATTCCTCGTCCTCCTCCTTTAACTTGTTTTCATCCAAATCCACAAGATATCGTCGGCGTCTTGTTTGTTGAGAAGCCATGCGATTACACGACGAAATCACCGATTCGGTCGTGGAATGGGGCTGGGAATAATATGACAGCCATGCCTCTTGCTGGAGATCCCGATTCCAGAAACCATGATACTTTTTAATCGCTTTTCTGGCAATAAAAATCTCCTTGGGCACTCCTCCTTGGGGAGGAGAAAAGGCACCGCCCACCGAAAACCATAAAACACACCAACACCAAATCATTTTCTTCATCATCGAATCAAAGATATTTTTTTTTTCTCTATTCCATATAAAAATAAAAAACAATGTCCATGTCTAATAGACCCGAAAAGACCGATCTCGCCCCCTCCTATTACAGCACGCTGAGCAATACATGGTGTGGTCGGGGTATTCCTCCCATCCCCCAGGTTCCCAACTCGACCTTCAATCCTCCTTTCCACTACACGAATGGCTGTCCCGGAGATTGGGGACAGGTATTCAACGACGCGCCCTTCCAAGGGATCCAGATCGTGCAACAGACCACCAACCAAAAATACAATTCCCTGACACACGCCGCGCCCTATTCGAGCTCGGGATACCTTTCTTTTGGTCCCGCGTACAACAACGATAAGAATGGCTACACCCCTCGTTTCCGTAAATGCGATGGTACCTTTGTAAACCTCAAGTAAATTTTGAAACAAAATGGAAAGGTTTTCACAAACAAAAAAATAATATAAATCCGAGGTGATTAAAAATATCGTTGGAAAAAAAACCTTGGCTGATGGTAGATATTAAGAAACATGACATCTATCGTTCTTCGTTACAACAGAAAAACGTTCGAGGCAGTGAGCGTGAATGCTCAGCCTGCTGGCGCCCAAACCATCGAGTGGGATCTTAATAGTTTCGACATCGTTGTTCCTCCTAACACCCTCGCTTGTTCCACGGACCTCCTTAATAAACGTATGAATATCACCGCTTGTATTGCGGCAGATGGTATTACATTACAAGAGACTTATACTTATAATGTATCCGACCTTCAGAACAATACTCTTGGATCGATCCAATATATCTTTAATTATATCAATGGATCCAGTAGTGGTGCTATCACTTCTGTGAATTCCCTCAGCAGTACCGTCTTTGTGGCCAACGGTGTCTTTGCCACTTACGCCGGTGCTCAGGTAAATCAGACCTTCAACAACGTGACCGGGGAACGTCTGATTACCATCTCTCGTTATGGATGTGGATGTTCTCATTAAGTTATGAAAACACCCGCTTTTCATTCCACAGTACATCGTAATGCTCCGAGGCGCCGTAATTATTTTCTTCATAATAGCCATAATAACTATTCTTGATTACCATCAGACCCGTGGTCCCATGGCGCATGTAGGATTCCTTCCATCCACCACCCTCGCCATGTCGATGGTATTGCAACGCATACCGATTCACAAACTTCCCCAAGAGTCCCGGGCCCGTGATACTCAGGGAATCTTTGCCATAGTCCCGGTTAGAGATATTCCGACACATGGCGTCCAGATATCGTCGCATCTTGAGATTACCCGCCTCGCGGGTATAAAGAAGGCCATTGCACACATAATCATCTGGAGCATCCTTGGCAAAAAACTCGTTACGTGTCGTCCAAAGAGAAAGCAACGGATCAAACAAGACCATTTTACAATCCATGTACAATCCTCCATTCTGGCAAATATACGCAGCGCGAAACAGATCCGAACGGTAGGCCGGTACACGCAACGAATCGTACAAAGGCCATAACTCGGGACATCTTTCCTGGAAATAGGATCGGACACGCTGTGTCTGAAAAAATTCATAAGGCATCCAGGGAAGCATGCCGAGAATGGTACATATGGAATAAAAACGATTCAGAGAAAGAGAAGGATTGTTGTCGGGATCCATGCCGATGAAATTCTGCATAATAGTTCTTGAAACATTAGGAATGAGGCACGGTTTCATACAAGGGGTGGCCCATCGGATACAAAACGATCGTTTTCGACACTGTCGCCATTCCGCAGGAATCAGTGGGAGAATGACCGTTACACCCTGGACATGAAGCGTGATAAAAAGAGGATTGTTGGATACATGTTCCCGGAAAAGAGTCACAGTGAGGAGAAGCGTGTCGGGAGACAGATAATGCAGATGAATGTGACGATGAAGAAAATCGTTTTCATCTGGAATGACACGGACGGAATCCGAGGAGGGAATGGTAATCCACTGCCGGGGAGGAATTGTCGATCGCATGCGATATTTGATCGTTATCGTGGCAGGCAACGCTATAGGCGCTATAGGCGCTGTGGGCGCTGTCGCTAACAAGCCCAACGAACAAGCACACACATATCGTTCCTCTTCCCTTAAAAAACGCAATATCGAGACAAAATCATCAAGGACGACGCCTATGGAAGAGGGAATAATGTCCATGCGTATGCAAATGGAACCGATGGACGACGAGTCGGAGGCTCTAATAACATCCCAATACGAATAGCGTACTTCTTGACTTTGACCTTGACTCAAGATTCCGACCATGGCATCGCATTGATAAAGCTCCTGACCCAACTCGTGAATGTAATCCACATTTTTGGGATAATCGATTCCTTCCAAAAGAAAAAGGATAGAATCGTACTCCTCTCGTTCACGATCCGTTGGAGCAGTCACACTCAAACTCACACCATGATTAACGAGTCGGCGAACAAGGATACGAGGAGACTGCCTCGTGGTGATGGTAGTAGTCGCCTCGATCAAGGGAAGGATCTGAAAAGCGTGAGGATTTGTTTTGGGAGATGGATGGGTAGGATGATGAAGGATACGCACGACATCTCGTGGGAAAAGCCGGCTTTTTCTTGAGGAGGAGAGACTCATTTTTTAATGAGAAAAAGGAATAAAAAAAAAATGAATCCGGACACCAACAACGAAAAGAAGACAAGACAAAGAATAAAAAAAGATTGATGCGTTTTTCTTATCTGGTCATCCTCCTTGGCTCGATTGGCTTTCTTCCCGCTTCTTCGTTTATGACGAGATCGTCATCGATATCGTTAACGTTGACTCCTCTTTCCGTTTTTCCCCATAACAATAACAATGGCCAACACAACAATACCAACAACACGACTAACGATTTCCCGTCATCCATTGAGTCCACTGTTTCCAAAAACTCGACGTCCTTGGCATCGTCGTCGCTGAATGCTCCGGAGAAATTTCAGCAGTTTCTTCAGGGAGATTTCCGATCCTTGCATCGCTATTATAATGGTCGTTGAACCAGCGGATGGTCTGAGTCAATCCTTCTTCCAACGACGTGAACTGGAAATCGGGAAATAATTCCATAATTTTGGTGGAAGAAACCGTCTTCTTATGCTGTCCATCACTGTAGGATGCATCGAATGTCAATGCATTTTCATAATCCATCTCTCGTGCAATCAACTCCCCGGCATGACGGATGCTGACCTCGTGAGACTCGGGTACGGAGAGAATTACATGAGGTGGACAGGTCTCCAGCTCCAAAAGACGTAGGATAAGAGCACCCACGTCCTGGGAATAGATGAATTGACGCAACGGTGTTCCACTACCACGAACCACAAAGGGTTTACCGGCCTGCTTGGCGAGACGGCATTTGTGAATAAGACTGGGGAGCACATGTCCCTCCTCGAGATCAAAATTATCATGCGGACCGTAAATATTGGTAGGAGACACACAGATGAAATCATCTCCAAAGGTTTCCCGATACGCACGACAATGCACTTCCAGCATTCTTTTGGCATAGGCATACGCATCGTTGGAAGAATGGGGAGGACCTTCATGAAGCATCTCCTCGGTAATAGGGTACGAGGGAACATGGTTGGGGAAGACACAGGTGCTGAGACAGGCGATCAGCCTCTTGACGCCGAAATCGTGGGCTCCACGCACGATATTGAAATTCATAATCAGATTTTTTTCGAGCATATCGACTTTCTGACTCATGTTTTTGAAAAGACCACCGACGCAGGCGGCAAGATGAATGATTTTGTTGGGACGATGTTCTTCAAACATCCGTTGCACATCTTCCGCATTCGTAAGATCATAATCACGAGAAGAGATGAAGATGAATTCGGTGTCTGAAGAAGAGTAATTATAATGGGATACGGCACGTATCCCATGGCCTACAAGGCCGGTACCTCCAGTAATCAGGATGCGATCTTTTACCATTTTATTATTATCCAATAAAAATAAAATGTCCCACCACTCCATTTTCCTTTTTCTTTTCTTGATCCTCATTCTTGTCTTTCTTGTTCTGATCTTTGTCTTTGTGAGTCGCAACTCTTCACAAGAAGAGTTTGTCACCGCGATGCACAAAAAAAAAACGCTTCCCTCGAAATATCAACAACGCGTGCCTTTTCTCATCGTGACCACGCACGAGGCTACGGGCTGTGAAGACAATCTCCGAGCCCTGATCACGCTCAATCCGGAATATCACGTATATTTCTTTGATAGGGCGGCGCGTCGTGCATGGCTACACGATCACTTTCCCCAAGAAGTGGTGGATGCCTATGACATGATCATCCCGGGCGCCTACAAGGCCGATCTCTTTCGTTATTGCTTTCTTTTCAAAAAAGGAGGAGTTTATATCGATCTCAATAAGAAGATGATAGTACCGATGCGCGTTTTTGTACATCCCCGTGCGACCATGGGACTTGTTCTCAACTCCAATCATAAGGAAGACGAACCACCCAAGATTATCAATGGTTTCATGTACATGGTACAGGGTCATCCTCTTATGAAAGAAATGATTGCTCAGTGTGTACGGAATATCCAGAAGAAAGAATACGGAAACTCTCCACTGTCGGTCACGGGACCCTATGTTTTGGGTGCGGTGTTTGAGAGATTACTGGGTAAGAGTCTTTATCGATTAGGAACCGGAGTTCATTACCTTCGACATGAAGTCATTCATGTCCTGCTTTTCAAGGAAAGTGTGGTCATTGGAGATCCCGTGACGGGCAAGGATCTGATATCCTTTACGGGAAGTCGAGAATGCTTGCCGTCGTCGGCACCAGTGGTGCAAGCCTACCGAGTGTTCTGGGATGAGAGACGGATCTATAAAGACCCTTCCTCCTCCTCGGAGAATTTTTTGGCCTTGTAAGGAAGATAACGGGAGTTAATGGAACGCAGTGTGATAGAATATCGTTTCTGTGTTATGGAAGACCCTACGATGGCGTGTTGCCATATATAACGTGCTTGACCGGTTAAAATATAGACACTTCCATGGGGTAAAGGAACATCGACATAAAAATTTTGATGATGAGGACTATAGGACATACGCATGATACAATCCGAATGAAGAGATACACCAATCACCCACTCATTCCAGAAATGGACTTCATCCGTATGAGGCACACATCCTTCTCCTGGCGAATAAATATTCAATAATACGTGATCCGCATGGGTGTAAAAATCGGTTAAGAAACCCTGTAAGATTGTCTTGCAGGCATCATTCTGTTTTATTTTTTGTCCAATAAATTGTATCCAGCTGGGAAATACACCATAATCGTCTTGAACCGTTTTCCGGAGGATGGGTAAGAACTTCCAGCCGTATTCATACGCATAATGGATCTGTCGACACGGATGTTTCTTGGGATCTTTCTCGATTTGTTCGCACAACCAGTCCTCTTCTTGTTGATGGAATACATTATGAATAACAAATAAACCAGGAACCGCCGTCATAACCACTCTACATTATGATTGAAAAAAAAAAAGGCAATGATATTTTTTTTTTCAACACAATCATCCTGAGAAGCCGGGGTAAGGAGTATTGGGCAGATAATCTCCCGTGACGGATGTCGTATAGAAATAATTGCCGTATTACGAGGTGACTGAGTTGGCGCCAAGAGCATTACTGGTCGTGTTTACGTTTGGAGAATACGAGGTGATGTAAGGGTACAGATTCTGTGCGCTGGAGGTGGCGATGGTGGTCGTCGTAGAATCGAAAGGAGTAGGGCTGGGAGGCCCGTCGTGGGATCAAACGAGTAATAGCTGTACACGTACGAGGTTTGGGTTCCATCGCCGATAGGTCCGACGGCCATGACCACACGAAGCCATGTTGTTGGATTGGTGCCAACCATGATTTTTATTTTTGGAAAAGGTGGTATAAGGATTGGTGTCTTGATTCTAAAATGACCATTACGTGTGTGACAAATCCTCATTCGTTTGTGAAAGAATGTGCGGAGAAAGGGATTAATTTGGAGTTGTTGGAGGAGGCAATGAGTTGCGTGGGGCAACAAAAGGTATGTGAGATGTTCAAGGGCAAGTCCTTGAGAGGAAATGCGCATTGTATCTCGCAAGGTACGATGCAAAATTGGGTGTATACGATGAAATATGCAAGAGATCATCCAGAAGAAGAAGACAAGGATCCTTACCAGGCCCGGAGTATTGAGAAGAATGGTACGGTTTATGATGAATTTGTTGCATTGGTGAGAAAACCTATTGAAGAAAAAGTGCGTAAATCGTGGGAAGCATTGTCCGGAAAAAAATTAGGAGACGAGGCGCACCGGCATGGAATCTCTCTGGGGATTCGAAATGCCAATGCATTGAAGAAGTTAAAGGACAAAATGATGCAAATGTATGATCGGCGCAAAGAAAGGTTTTGGGATTCTTTACAAGAAGAAGAGTTTTCCCAAGAACAAGAGGGTACGGATACCAATTATTGGATGATGAATATTCTCACCTTGAGAATCATTGCCAAAGAACGAGGTATTTACTTTCTTCATTTTACCAAGGAGGAGATTATACAATCTTTGGAAGCATTTGACCAAAAGAAAAATCTTAAGGGGACGACGACGGAAGAAGAGGATGTGTCCAATGATTATGACAATATGACATCGAAGCAATTGAAGGATCTGGCCAAAGAACGTGGGTTCCGTGTCTATAATAATCTGAATAATACAGTATTGCGTCAACATCATAGAGAGTATGATGAGGCTTTGCATAGAAAACAACAAGAAGAGATCTTGAAGGCACAATCCCCTGACATTGACGACAATACCGTCGACACGATGGAATTCAAATTGACGTTGCAAGATGGTGAGAATCATCCCATCTTGATACGCAAGGATGGAATGGTGAATGCGACGATGCTGTGTAAAGCGGGCGGTAAGCAATTCAATGATTATATGAGAAATAAACAATCTCAGGATCTCATTGAGGCAATAAGGAGCGAAACGGGAATTCCCGTTTCGAAAATCGTTGAAACTTACAAAGGTGGAGACGTTCGATTCCAAGGCTCTTGGATCCATCGATTGATTGCCATTGATTGTGCAAGATGGCTTAACCCGCGTTTTTCTTTGCAAATCATGAAATGGACCGATGAGATATTAACCAAGGGGTCGGTCCAGATTGAAAAACCTTTGTTGCCGATGGTAGACCGGAATGCCTATGATTTGGAAGCGGAACAACTCGAAAAAGAGGTAAATCCAATTTTATTCTCCAACACCTTTTCTCTCTATATCGCGTATATTGGAGAAGAAGGATTATTGAAAATTGGTTCCAGTGATTGTCGTCTGAAGGAGCGTGAACAAAAACACAACAGTTCTTGTGAGACATTGTACCCTCAATTTCGTTTTATTGGTATCTTTCCCATCAGCAGCGGTATCATGGAATCAAAGATTCATTCTCTTTTGGATAAGTATCGATATGCTTATCAAAAACAAAAAGAAGTGTATCGGCCTGATATGCCCTTGAAAAGTTTTCTCGATATGATCAAGAACCTGCTGGAAGAAAATGATCTCAAGTATCAATTCCAAAAGGCAAAACAAGAAATTATGGAGCTGAGGATCAGGAATGCGGAGCTGGAATTAAGGCTGTTAAAAATGGAACAATCGCCGTAAAGCATTAAGCGTTGTGCGAATTTGCCTTTCCCAATCGTTAAAATATTAACGAATGGAATAGAATAGAAATGAAAATTAATTTTCATTTCTCCAGTGGAAAGAAATTTTTTTGAAAAGAATTGAAAGCACCAACCCGAAACACACCCTTACAGGACAGGGAAACCGAGAGCACCTCCCGAGATGCGGATTATATTATTGTTCACAGCTGTTACAATGAACTGGTAGGTCTGCGCCCTGAGGAAGGTGGGCAGGGTGTTGGCAGCGGAGGATCCGGAGAGGGCCTCGAAGGTGAGGTTCTTGGGCTCGGCTGCGATACGGGCCTCGACGGAGGCGGTGGGGATGATACTGACGTTGGTCAGCTTGCCGTAGTTGGTGGAGCCAAGAGGATCGAGGCAGATGAAATCCAGGGAGTAGGAGTACATGTGGTAACCGGCCACGACGGGGATGACGGGGGCGGCGAACCAGGGCTCGACGAGGGAGTAGTAGTCGGAGCCCATCTGAGCGAGACGCTGGGTGTTCTCGTAGATGAGGGAGGTCTCGGCGATGGGGTCGGAGCCGGGGAAGTGTTGGTCGATGAGGAGGGAGTCTTCGTAATCGGCCTTGCCCACGCACTGGGTCTCGCGGGTGGTGTAGTTGGACCAGTAGGAGGGCACGGTGGTGTTGCGGACGGAGAAGAAGAGGACCTTGATGGCGTGGGAGAAACGGATGTCGTAGGACTGGTTGGGGTTCTGGAAGGGGTTGAAAGACTGGATGGGAGCTGTCTGGACCTGCTCAATAAGAATATCACGAGGGGCACAGGCCATGCGCTTCCTCTCGTCGTTGGAGACGATGGCGTAGTTGGCCCACACCTGCACGGAGGAGAGCTCGGGGAGGGTGGTTCCAAAATCGGCGAGGACGGGGACACGGGAGATGACGATGGTCTCGTTGGTGTCGAGGAAGGTGATGTAGTCCCAGGACACGAGGAGCTCGTAGTAGTTGCGGATGGAGAACTGGATGCGCATGTCGTTGTAGGGAAGGGCGGCGGTGGGGAGGGCCACACCGGAGTCCCTGGAGTAGAAGAAGGGGAGGGGGAGGTTGAGCACCTTCTGGGGAAGGGCCTTGCGAGGGGTGATAAGATCGTCCGTCATTCCAATCATGTTGAGGTACCCGATCTGCTTTCCGGAGGGGGTGGTGAAGGCCGCCCAGAAATCGAGTTGGTAGTTGTCGAAGCGAGCGGCGACAAGATCGTTGAAAGTAATGGCGGCCTCACGGATGAGGTTGTGCATGAGATTAGGAGTCCAGGACACATAGGTATCAATGGTCACATCACGTCCGTCCTTCTTGGAAGAGTAGGCGGGGATGGTCGCCACAGGGGGAAGGACGAGGCGCATCCAGGTGTACAGGAGGTAATCACCGGCACGGGAGATGCTGACAGACCACTCTTGAGAGAATCCGGGGGTACCGGAAGCACGGCTAAGAACAACGGGAACCTGAGTGAACCAGGTGGCCTTGCGGGTCTGGCGCACAAAGTACGCGGTAGCATCGTTACCACCGTACATATATTTCTCAAGCTCATCGTATGTTGCGAGATCAATGAAACCAGAGGTCAGATTGGAAGTGACGATAGACATTTCTGCTTTTTTTGTTTATAGGATCCAAGAAAAAAAAAATTCGTGTAAAAAAAAAAAATTTTTTTTTTTCTGGTTAAATGGTTTTTCAGGGATGTGCTTAAAGCTCTTTTATGGTTCCAACGATGACATAGAAGCCGATGATGAGTTCAACAATCATAAAAAGAATGCCCATAGCAATGTAGGAATATCCAAAGGGAAGTTCATGAATCAAGATGTGTCGATGGAGATGCGGTAATTTATTTCTTTCTCGTTGTAATTCTTGAAGACGATCATAGTAAGAAAGGATACCTATGATCACAAAAATGATGGAAATGATGATAAGAGTAATCGCAAGCAGGCTGGAGATGACAAGAGGCATTTCCAAGGAATGGGTCTTGATCATGTGATAAAATAGAAGCGACGTAGTCATAAGAACAACGGAATAACCGAGAGAAACAAAATACAAACTTTCGGGAAACCAGACATTCATTTTTTGGGTTTTTTTTTTAAACATAAAAACATTTAAAAACTAAATTTTGAAAAGAAAGGGGGTTCAGATCAGGAATGATTCCACGCATTGTGTATCAGACGTGGTATTCTTTACAAAGTATTCCAGAAGTTTATCGTGAGAGGATGGAGGCGAATAAGAAGATGAATCCAGAGTATCAATTTGTTCTCATGGACGATCAAGATATGGATGATTTTTTTGAGGGGGTCGCGGAGAGTGTACGGATGGCGTACCATCGAATTAATCCTCGTTATGGTCCTGCACGGGCCGATTTATTTCGATATGTTCTTCTTTATCAGCGGGGAGGTATATATCTGGATATCAAGGTTCGATGTCGGGTTCCTTTTCGGGAATGGATTGGTTCTGAGGACCAGGGTCTTTTATCATATTGGGATGGGCTTTATTATAATCGGGACGTGTTGAAAAATCAAGAGGGGGAGATACAGAATTGGAATCTTGCGTTTGTGGCGGGACATCCGGCGTTGAAAGAGGTGATTCGTGAATGTTGTCGAAAGATTTTGGAGACTACGATTGTTGAGGCGTCTTCGGAGAGCATGGTGGGAAAACGTGCGGTACTGGAAACCACGGGACCGATCTTGTGGACTCGGCACGTGGAGCCGTTTGTCATTCCAAAGATGGCCTCTCCGGTGTTGTCTGCAAAGAAGGAAGAGAGGATACGTCGTTTTTCATCGTGTCGTGTTTTGGATTATGGAGATTCTTTCCACGGACTGGGTAAAGAGGCGGGGAATTACACTCATTATTCGTTCTTGCGTGAACCCTTGCTTCTTCATTCAAGAAACGTGATTCCATTCATTCAGCAGACGTTGCCGGTGTGTTCGATGACCAAGGCGGGGATCTATCTATTGTATCCCATCATGGGTGACTTGGACTTACGATCGATGGAATCCTTATTACGGTCCTGTCATGTAGTATTTGCGATTTATCATGGGATGCTGGCTTTTCTTGCGGTGGCTTCAGGGGTTCCGTTAGAGAGCGTGCGATGGTTGTGGTTATCGGAAGGTAAAAATCAAGAGCGCGTGTTATACGAAGGACCGTGGTGTGTTAAGCAAGCGTTTGTGACTCGTGATGGAAATATGTGTTTTCACCATAGAAATTATTCACGATTTGATACCTGATACCTTTTGATTTATTTTATTGATATATATGAATCCTTCTTCAAGGCCAAAAAAAACAATAAAATTTACGATTATGGCCCACCACCACCACCACCAACACCGACACCATACTTTTTAAGACAAGCTTTAATTTCATCCATGATTCTCTTTTTTTCCTTTTGGTCAAGAGTTGGAGCTGGAGCTGGTCCTGTTGCAGGTGCAGCTGCAGCTCCAACTGCAACTGCAGCTCCTGGTGCAGGACCGTAGAAAACTTGACCGACATTTTTCATTCTTCTTATTGCTTGTTGTTCTTTGATATACTCTTTGTAATATGCAAGATCTTCTGCTGCTTGTCCTTGCATTTGGATTTGTTGTTCAAGATAATTTTCATTTCTAATGATATGGAACATAATATTGGTAGATAATCTATCAACGATTTTATGAAAATTTTCACTATCTCTTTCGACCCCTTTTCTCATAATATCTTTCGCAATATAATTTCTTATAGCCTGTGTACGTACAGCAAATTCGTTTGTTTCTATTTTCATTTTTGCTATCGAATCATTATCTCCAACAGCTTTCAATCGTCTAATGAGACTTGCAAGTGTTTTTTTAACTCCAGGTG